CTGCGCGCCGTCGGCGTACGCATGGCGACCAGTGCAGGGCATTCATAGCCGTTGCCCTTGAGCACCAACATTGGTTCAAGGCCAACGATTTCCGCTTGATCGGTTGCTTGTGCCCACCAGGTCATGAAGGGACCAGATCCCTTCCACAGCTGGCCAGCCCGAAAGCTCTTGCTGTGCTTTGCCTCGACGGCGAAGGGGAACGCAAAGGGTCCACGGAAGCCGATGTCACCGGCTTCGCCCTTCTGGCCTTGCTGACGATCCGCTTGGATGCGATAGACATGCCAGTCAGAGCCCAACCAGAACTGCAAGGCACGAGCGACCGCCCGTTCCCATGTGGCGCCCTTGTCGCGCGACCGCTTGCCCATCAATGGTGCGCCTCATCGCGAAAGGCTTGGCGCAACAGCCGAAGGTCCATCTGCTGAACCGCCACCTTGCGTCGCGCCCACTGGATCCCCAAAGCATGACCGGCCAGGCCTGCGTTTCGCAGCGCCTGCTCTGCGTGCTCGAGTTCCTGATAGCACGCGTCCAGGTGATGCAGGGCACTCTCTGCAGCCAGGTCTTTCTGGCGCTCGAGGTCATTTGCGCTCATCAGAAAGGCCCGCCGATCCGACGCACCGCAACGGAGCGAAACGGCAGCGCCGGACGACGGGCCTGAAGCAGACGCAACATCAAGCCGCCTGAACCGATTGGATCGCCAACGAAGTCAGCCAGGACGGCGCGCACTCGAGATGGATCGACAATTCGATAACGTCGAGCAACGACGGTTGCTGATCGCCTGTCTCGAGTTGCGACAGCTTGGCTTGTGACCAACCGCAGGCCGACGCCAACTGCGTCTGGCTGAGGTTCTGCTGTTTCCGCTTGTCGCGTACGGCGCGACCAAATGGCGTCTTGGGTTCCTTTCTGGCTGGCATGATGCCTCCCTTGCTGGCGATGATTACTGCTCTTAGTATTATCCGTCAAGACGAAAATAACAACTTGACTGATATCGTAGAGACAAGTAAGACTGACCCATCAACGGAGAGCACTCATGATCCAGCAAGTCGAAGCCGCGTCCGACCTTTACCGACAAGCGCAACTGATAAGGCAGCGCCTCATTGATATGAGCGTCGCTGCTGGTCGGTCAGGTGACGTCGACCGGGCTGCGCTCATCCAACAAGCATTGGAAGGCAATGACGCCGCGATTGATGCCCTGTGGGACTTGATGGGCATGGGCGCATGAGCTTCCTGCGCACCAACTATCGATCAATCCCAGGCTTTCCTGGCGCCCAATGGTTCGACTTCGTCTGCAAATACTGCAACGGCAAAGCCGATTCCTATTGGAAATGTCCGGGCAAGGCGAATCATAAGCAAAGCCATCAAGGCCAGGTCTTGCCGCCAATCGGTCAAGTTGTGCCCGTACCGTTCGACGGCGATTGGGAACGACTGAAGCAATGGGGCAAGCCTCGTGACGGTCAGCCGTCGCATTGCGGTGTGCCAGCGTTGTTCATGGCCGATTCCCGCCCCTGGTGGAGCGAATATCATGGCCCTTGCTGGTATTGCCCGGTCTGCGAGTCGGCGTCGTTGTGGACGCAAGGTTGGACGCGCGATTGGAAGTTCCGCGAATATCGGGGCTGGTGCAACTACGCACTGACGGACGAAGAGCGAAACCCCATCACGTTCAAGGAGCAGCCATGAACGGTCGTCGGTGTCCGTCGCGCGTACGTCTTCGGCGATGGGCAAATGAACTGCGCCATGACCCATCGTTGACGCTCATTCAGTTGGGAGAGCGTGAAGGCTACGACGCTGATTCGTTGTCGCGCTGGCTTCACCTAGTCGACTACGATCACGGACAGATCATGCGTCAGCGGTTTGTTGATCGGCTCGAGACGGCGGTGGCGGTGCTCGAGGCTGGTGGCCTTGTGTCTTCCGCTGCGGATGCTGCTGACATGGATCCCGGCAACCTGTGTCGCAGCATGAAACGGCATTACGGAATCACGCCAAGCCAGGTCCGTCGTTTGTGGCTTGCCAAGCGCATCAGTTGCTTGATGCGTCTGGGCTTACGCGCAAAGCAGATTGCACAGATCACCGGCTGGTCCGCTGCGACAGTGCGGCGCATTGCAGAGCGCGACGGCTGGGCCTTCAACGGGATGCAATGGGTTCAGCGAGGCGCAGCATGACGCTGTATTGCCTCCAGCATGGTTTGGCCGTTCCATGTGTAGCCTGCGCGCCAACCGGCAAACCCTCTGCAAGTCGCATGGCGTTCTTTCAACAAGGCGCGTCCGATATGCGGTGCCTCTATGCGTCAATTGAAGCCTTGATGAATCCGGCGCTGCCGGATGACGAGCGGCGAAGCATTGGCGCTCACGCGCAATGGCTTGCTGAAGGCATCGAAGACCAATTCAACCAGTTCTCACGAAAGGAGCGCAACCAACCATGACGAACCTGACCACCAGCGACCAGATCAACGAACTGGCTGGCGCCTTGGCGAAAGCACAAGGCGAAATGACTGCAGCATCCAACGACGGCAAGAATCCGCATTTTCGGAGCACGTACGCGACGCTTGCCAGCATCCATGATGCTGCTGTTGGTCCGCTGTCGCGGAACGGGCTTGCGGTTGTGCAGGCGCCTGGCGTCCATGAAGGCGCGGTCACCATCACGACGCTGCTGGCTCACTCATCCGGCCAATGGATGGAATGCACGATGAGCGCCGCAGCCAAGAACATGGGCCCGCAGGCGATTGGCTCAACCATTACCTATCTGCGCCGCTATGCACTCGCCGCAATGTGCGGCGTCGTGTCGGCAGATGATGACGGAGAGGGCGCGGAGGGACGAGGCCGCGTCCGCGATCTCCCGAACGCACCGCAGGCACGAGCCAATCCCAAGAACAATCCGCATCGCGGACGACACCACCACGCCAGCTGGGAAGCCGAGTCGCCGCGCTTCAAGCAATGGTGTTTCACGCTCTGCTATCCGGGCGAACAAGGCAGCGAAGAAAACGAGCACGAAGCGGCCTACCAGGATTTGCGCGAGTTCTTGCGCAGCTTCCCCGGAACGGCGGATGCGGGATCGCCTAGCTCATGGGCGCCGCCTGCGCGTCAGGCTTTGGCGCGCGATCTCACCGGCAGCACTCCGATTGCTGAGGCCTGGCTTGGCTGGTGGTCCACTCGTCAAGCCAAGCGTCAACGGAAAGGTGGCGCGGCATGACGGCGCTTGGCTTGGCGGTGATCGTTTCGCTGCTTGTGCTGCTGGGCTTGCTCGAGTGTCGCGGGGAAGGAGTCTGAAACCAGGAAGCAAGACAGCAGGAAAAACGACCGGGCTTGCAACAAAACGCCAGCCCGGTCGTTTCACGTCTGAACCACAACGGAGAGCACCATGAACACTGACAACAAGATCGAAGCCGCGCAGGCCCTTTCTGAGGCCGTGACACATTTGATCGCTAGTTCGACGCAAACCCATTCAGGCTCCAGGAGGATCGCGCAAGCGTTGTTCCGTATGCAGGCGGCGCTTGACTGGTTGGAGATCAACCAGTTGTCGGTAACTGATGACCCGTACGCGGTTGCCAAATCGATCAAGTAAGCCGCCCCACGCCGCCTCACCCCGGGGCGGCATTAATCAACGGAGAGCACCCAACCTCATGACATCCATCTTGTTCGCAATCGCTGCCGCGCTCGTCATCGTTCTTGCTGTGTTGCAGCACCTGCGCGAGTCCGCCGAATAAAAAGATTTGCAATGAACTGCTGACGGTCCACGTAAAGCAGTCACACCATCAACGGAGAGCACCCATGACCCTTAGCGAAAAAAACTTCGACGACTTGATCAAGGCTATTGCCTCGCGGAACATCGCCTCCATGGACGTTGCGGCTGGATCGCTGTTCGTTCGCGTAGACAGCGAACGCGACTTGTACGCCACGCCGGGCTGGGAAGGCGGCTGTTTGCCCTACTGCCTGCAAAATGCTGACGGGGACATCCCGTTGCACGGCGACATGCACGTAGATTGGACAAACGATTTGGAGCAAAACATTCGCCTATACAAGGCGGCTCTTCGCGAACTCGTCGATCAAGCGGGGAACTAGCATCGCGCGTCAAGCGCTATGGAATATACGAAAATTAGCCGCAATGAACTGGGTCGCCTTCGGGCGGCCCTTTTGCGTTGCCCAAAAAAACGCAGGGGCCTGCAACAATCTGCCGGTCCTGCGCGTAAAGCAGTCACACCATCAACGGAGAGCACCCATGATCACGCGCCAACAAGTCTTCAAAGCACGCAACCACGCTGAACTGCTCGAGATGCTGCGGTCCTACCTGGGCCGTACGCCGACCAGCATCGAATATCGGACCTGGACCAACAGCGTTCTTGGTCCCTGGGCCATCCCGGCGTGGGTCAGCGAGCAGACGCGCAAGGCTAACAAGCCAAGCTAATCGCTGACAGTCTGCCGCTTATCAAGCCGCCTTCGGGGCGGCTTTTTTGCGTACGCTACTCAAGGTCGATGTCGAGTTCGCGCGCAATGACATCAAGCTTGTGATCGATGTCGGCCAACTCCGCAGCCAAACGTTGCTCCTGCGCAAGAAGCTCGATCTTGCGATCCTTCTGCAGATCCGCGCGCAATCGCGCTTCCATCTCGTCCAGGTCTTCCTGGTGGACCACGTCCCGGTCGCCCATGATCATTGCGCTGAAGCCGGCACCGCCTGAACCAGACAACAGAAGGAGCAGCGTTCCAAACCCGCCCAATTGACCAATGGTCAGGTTGGAGATCCAGCCACCGCGACCAGCTGGAGCAGACGCGACCGGATCCAGCGTCATCGGTGGACTGGTCGGCGGATCCGACGTGGGTTCGACGTGGGGCGACGGCGGCATCAGTCCGCCAGCGCTTCAGCGACGACGGCGCGCAACTCGGCGACTTCGCGGCCAATGGCTGCAGCTTCAGCCGCGTCCAACTGACCATCAACCATCGCATCCGTGATGACGTTGACGACGTCGAGCACTTCCAACGCAATTAGCACGGCCTCAGCGCGATCAATGTTGCTGTCGCGGTTGGCGAAACGGTCACGAAGGGCGCGGAGTTTGTCCATCATAGGCCTCAAATCAAAACGGCGGTGAATAGGGCTTCGGAGCGGTCGATAATGGCTTCTGGACTCTCGAGCACCAGCGCATTCTCAGGCCAGGTGCCGCCCCAATTGCGCGCGTTGGGCACAGTAGGACAGGACCGCGACCCGATCCCGTCGACACCAAAGGCGCAGTTGCTCTCGAGGTATGCGAAGCCCAGCCCAGACTCATCTGCGCAGGCCCGCAGAAAAAACGCATGTCCCCGGTTTCCGTTCCAGCCCTGGCAGATCAACCAATCCCCTTCGCGTACGCCGCGCGGGATGCCGTGATGAACGCGGCGAGCCAAGCCCAGCCGCACAGCAACATCAACGCCGCCAGCATCGCCCAACTCGCGGATCATCCATTCAGACCAATCCGCAATGGTGAACTGGAAGCCTTCACGGCCCAACAGGTATGCGGCCCAGATCGTGACCTTGGCCTGAAACGTCGAGCAGTTCCAATGATCCGAAACAGGCAGCGACGCCGAACCCAAAGGGTTTCCGGCAATCGGTCCACCGCCACCGCCATAGCGCGGTTCCCGCCAACCAGGCGCAGACGCCAAGCGAAGCAGGATGTCCCAATCACCCATCAGGCCAGGTCGCACGGGCATCAGTCTTGGCCGTAGTGCGCAAGCAACTGATATTGGACCTTCAGATCAGTCAGCGTGCCGTTGTAGCTGCCATCAGCCTTCGCAGACTGATTGCCAAATCCAACCAACAAAAATTGATCGTTATCCGACATCGCCGTACCCGGATCAACGGACCGGTTTTGACCGGCTCGAACGGTGCGATCACTGTTCGCAGACTGCCCGCAAGAACCATCCTGACGATCGGACCGGTAGTTAATCATGCCAGCAAGAAAGCGGGCCCCATCGCTCACCGTTTGGTTGTTTGTCGGGTTTGACCCATAGTCATTCCCGCCCACGCCAGCAGCCGTTGCTTTGAGATGCGTCGAGATGTAGACGCCGCCATCTGACACAGGCGCGGAGTCGTTGCCCACACCAATGTACATTTCCCACACGCCCGTTAGATTGTTCGACCATGTGGCACGAACTGCAACGCCAAAGTGCTTTTCACGGTCGAAGTTGGACAATTGCAGCGTGAAGAACAGCGCGTCCATGGTGTCCATGCGACCATGGTTCGTGCCATCAAGCACGATGGTGCTCACCGTGCTGAGTGTGGATCCACTGGACGTGTACAAGCTCTGTGCATCTGTCATCGTGGCGTTGCTCAGATTGACATCCGTCCACGCAGACACAGTGGCGCCACCGCCACCAATGGCCGGGACAATGGTAGGCCTCGCAATCGCGTAACCAGGACGAGCAAGCGCCATGACTACCAGCCCACGGTCAGATGGTAAATGCTCACAATCACATTGTTTGTGCCGGCGTCCACCTGGCTGCGGTGGTACAGCGTTCCGTTCGCGACATAGCCCGTGGTGCCTCCTGTGATGGAGTTGTCCGTGGTTGCCGCAGCTGTGTCGTTCTCGAGAATGACATTAGCGCCAGACGGGCTGGTGGCATTGCCAAGAATAGGATCGACGGTCGTTCCAGTGCCGCTGGTCAGCGAACTGATTTGGCGGTGAACTCGGAACTTCTGGACGCCAAGATCAATGCTGGCCTCCGAAGAAGACGCGGCATCACTTTCCGAAATGGTGACGCGGATTTCGCGCCCTCGACGGTCGACGGTCACGGTTGCAGCGTAAGCCATGGGGCGACTCCTCAGTCAGTCAGTCAGTCTGGAGTAAGGCTATCCTAACAGGTCAGTTTCGGACGACGGGATCTAATAGCGTCACTTGAACACGCACGGAACTATCGTCAAGCGCTTCGATCTCCGAAACCAAGCCAAAAACCTGAGACAACGACAACTCTGTATCAGTTACCTGCACGCCGCTGCCTTCTTCCAACCAGCCGAACGATTGCGGACAGAGGTAATTAATGCGTCGTACGGGCAGCGCAGATCGCAAAGCGACTTGGTATGCGACCGCTGCAGCGGTTGACGGATCCCAAACGACATCCGTCACCAGGTCCGTCGGAAACTCGCCGAAACGGGACACAGACACTCTGGTGATTCGGCTGCTGGCTGACGTCGGTCCATTGGTGATGTTGTCAGGATCGCCGTGAAGCAAATACGCGCCGCGATGTTCACCGGCGAAGGATTCCGTTCCGTAGCTGACGCGAATCGTGTTGGTCAGATCGCCATGCAAGGTGGATGACGTCGACACGACGCCAAGTCGGACAACGTCCCCATCATCAGCGTTCAGCAGCTGGAGCATTGCTCCTTGCTCATCCTCGATCACTGAACGCCAGACGACTGGATACAGACCGTCTGAGCCATAGCGGATCGACACCGGCAGGACTGGAAGCAAGTTGCCTTGGATCCACTCCCAAACGTTGACCGGCTCGTCGATATAGCAATCAATCAAATACCCTTGCAGCAACTCGGCGGCTGCAGCGGTTCGGCCTCGATCAATTTGAAGCGTCGACTGTTCAAACAGGTAGGCCAGGACGTCGCCAGCAGATCGCATCGACCCAGAACGGGTCTTGTCGTACAGACCGCCACCAGCGCCGGAGTATCCCCAGCACACATGGTATTCGCCAGGCGACAAGGGGACGGGTGACAGCGTGACCGTTGCGACCTTGCGTCCGCGACCATCGGTGCGATGAACGACAGACTGCGTTGTCCATGTAAAGGGCGCATTGGTCATGTCGGCGACCTGAACCGTTGTCGCTTCAACCTCATGGCCTGCAATGAGCAAAATCCCGTTCAGACCATCGACCATCAGCGCCGGAGATCCCGCGAAGCGCTGCGAGGTTGGAAGGCCTGTCGTCATGAAACGTTGCAGCGTTCCAGGCTTTCCAATGACCGTCGGATACGTTCGCCCCATGGCGTGAGAATTCGCATCCGGCCAGGTCACCGAATCAACGACCGCTGTCGATGCAGGCAGCTGACTTCGGTCCTGCATGGGATGGTTTTTGAGCGTGAACGACAACGCTTCGCCGAGTGCGCCGTACGTGGGTGCATCAAGCAAACCCTTGACCAAGATCCGGCGCTCTTCCCATGTGCGACCTGGGATCCACTCCGACAGTTCGCCTTCACCTGCGGCGAGATCCCAGCCAGCCACCACCATCGCCGCCCAATCTTCAAACTGCGTGATGATGGACATGGACACGGACTTCAACGGAACGGACGTCTGCTGAATCTTCAGCGCGCGCGTTGCATCAATGTCAGCGATCAAACCAGCGGCGACATGAACAACGGATCCATCTGCCTTCGTGATGTTGAGTGCTTCGTGGCTGAAGTAGAGACGTCGCGAACCGACCGTCAATTCGACGACGTAGTGTCGCGGACCTGCCAGCAAATCAGCGCGCGACCAGGCCACTAGACCTCTTCCTCAATTTCTACGTTGAGCACTCGCATGATCTCTGTGCCCAATTCATCGCCTTGCACAGTTTCGAGGCGAACCGGCGTCGTCATCCGTCCATAAACGGACGCGGCCTTCTGCGGATACACCGCAAAGTTCGGCGTACCTCGAGCAATGGCAGGCAGATACACGACCGGCGTTGCAGCGCCATTGATTTCAGTGAGCACACCAGACAGAACCATTGGCGTGTCATACGGGGTGCCAATCGGTTCAGCACCTGATGTCGACGTCCCGGTCAGATAATCTGGAATGGCATTGGTTCCGCTGCTGCTGTAGGTCGCGGACGTGTCGACACCTTCGGACCAAGAGAACGACACCAGACGACGCGGATCCCCCAGGCCTCGTGCGTAGCGCGTCCCATCTCGAGCCGTCGTCAGTTCAACGTTTGCGACGTTGTCGATGACCCGTCCCCATGAGTACGGCGAGCCGAAGAGCGCCAACGGACCCAGGATGCAGCTGCCGATTTCGAAATACCCGTCAGCGGTTGTCTGCGCATCGACGCGCAACCGCAGATAGCGATAGTCGCTGACATGGTGTGCAATGGCCAGCATACGAGGTGACCAGATCGCGCCGTCCCCGCTGGCCGGGTCGGAGTCGGCGACGCCATCGAGGAACAGCGTTGCGCGCCTGGTCAGGCTGTTGGAAAACGCGCCCTCCGTATGACGCACGATGCGTCGGACGACGGAGGTTGAACTGGCAAACGAGCCGCCTGCGTATTCATTGCGTTGCAAGTATTGAGCGGCGTTGACGGATCCGGCGACGTTTGGTCCCACGGAATCGCCAACACGAGTGAAGGCCAGCGGCTGCAGACCTTCAGCGGCGTCGAGATCGCCCAACTTGACCCAACTGCCGCCGTTGGCTTTGCCCCAAAGCGAGCCCGTACGCCAGTTGATGCCGCCCAAATAGAGCCCAATGGTGGTGCTGCCATAGCGAGCATCATTGGCCAGCCCGTGCAGATCCCACACGATGTCCGCTTGCGTTTCGCCTGTGGTGCGCCAGCGACGACGCGGCGACGGCGCCAAGGTCGGATCAATGTGTTCGACGCTGTAGTCATAGCGCGTGTCAATGTTCCACGTTTCCGACTCGCGCCCAGGCCCATCGATGGCCGACACCTTCACGCCGTCATCAATGCCAATTGGATGCCTTGAGATGGGACGCGAGAACAGATCCGTTGGATTCGTAAACCCTTCAGCCAGCGGTTGCGACGCGGCGCCCTGGACAGACCAATGGAACAGCCGCCATTTGCTTTCGCCAGCCTGGATGACGCGATGACCCCAGCTGATCGAACTGTTGGCCGCTGGTGAACTGGTGTCGCTGGTCAAACTGCCAGCCGGTCCATTTGTCCAACTGCGCGCGTTGTCAGATGACGTGCCGGTCAACCGGTAGTAGGTCGCGGCCTTGCCGTTCTTGATGGCAATCAAGAGTTGAACGCCAGCCGTCATGTCAACGGTTGCGTCTGATCCAACTGCAGCAGCCGCGTTGTTGTCCCACAGTCGGAAGGCAGACGCCGTCATCCGCACGCTGATGTTGTAATCGTTCGTCCCATCGGCCAGAACGACATTGATTGCAATCTGATCATTGATGAGCGTGCCACCGCTCTGCACGTCGAGTTCAGCCAAAACGATGACCTGATCTGCAACGCTCGAGGTGCCAATGTTGGATCCGGTGTCGTCATAATAGAGAGCCTGACCAACCGCTGTGCTTAGGGTCAACCCATTGACGGTCAGCGTGTCCGTACCTGCGCCGACTTTGCTGTAATCCGCCGTGTCGCCAGGCTTCTCAATGTCAATCCACGTCCTGTTGAACGCCATCTGATTTGCATCGCGACGGTATGCCGCGACGGAAGGCAACGTCACCGATGACGACCCGCCACCATAAAGACAGATGATTGATTCGTCATCCTTCGTCCCGGTCGCCGTCGTGAACTTACTGAGCACCACCATTCGACCTTCAACAGCGGTCGCCGTAAGTTCGCGCGTGCTCAACATCGTGTTGGCATCCGCTAGGCTGTAGAAGGCTTGTGCGTTGCTGACAGCGTCGTCCAAGTGAATCCAGTTCAGGCCCTCGTCGATGCTTCGGACAACCTGGACAGTGTCCGCACCGACGTCATGCCACAACATATAGAGCGTTTGATCTTCATCGCGGAATACATCGATGACTTCTGACCCACCAGTCAGGCCTGACATGGTCGTGGTTCCAGCCGTCGTCATCGCTTCATATGCGGAGGCCAAACGATACTGCACGGTCGACGTTGCGGTGACGGACGCGACGTACACAACGAAGCCACCAGACTGAAGCGCCAACACAGAAGGCTGTTGCCCGTTGTTCGTATCTGCGACGAAAGTTTCAACGTGGGTAAAATTTACGCCGTCATCATCGCTGCCCCATTGGGTCAGCACCTCTGGATTTGTCTTCGATCCGTCGCGGGTCGTCAACTCAGCAACCAGCAGGATCTGGCCGCTGTTGCGCGCCATACGAATTCGACCCAGGTAATACCCACTGGCGGCGCTGCTGATGTCAATCGCCGAAGTCAGGCAAGCGGTGGCACCCAGGGTCCACGTTGTCCCGCCGTCGTCGGAATACTGCATCTGGATCTGACCGACGTTGGCCGATGTGTCAGCGGTCCAGTAATACAGCGCGACCCGGCCACCAGGCAGGACCAGCAGACACGGATTCATGAACGAGGCCGCAACGGCGGTTGGCGTTGGGTTCAGGTCTGCCGCTGTCGTCCAGGCGCCGCCAGGACGCATCGTCTTGATGCGAATGCGGGATCCGGCCAGGCTGGTTTGGTGATGGTACGCGGCCATGACCGATCCGTCTTCTAAACGCACCAAACAAGGGTCATCGTTGTTGTCGCTGCCAAGACTATTGTCGATATATTCGATCCAGTCGCGGCCAGTGATCACGTTGTAGACGTCGGATCCATACCAGTTCGAATCGTTCTCATACTTCCAAAGTCCACCAGCGCCGCGACCGTACGTGCCGGGGTAGCCCCCTTCGCCGATTCGAAAACGCAGCTGCTGATTGGCAGACTGTGACCCGGACGTCTGAAACACCATGGACGAACGCGGACTGTTCTGATCCTCTGGCACACCAGGTCGCGGCGAGGCTTGCGTGTAGCTCGATTGAGACGCATCGAGGTTCGCGTGTTTGATGCGTGGATCATGGATGAGCAGTCCGCGCAGGTCGTCGGACGTACTGACGTCAGAAGCCATATCATCGCCTCCGTCGGCTATGGCCAGGTGGGCCGCTGCGTTGATTTAGCGCATTAGCAAGGGGCCCGCCTTCCCGCAGATTATCGGCCAAAAAGGCATCAAACACCTGGTGTTCATATCGATTGATCACGATGACCTCACCCACACCGGCACGACCGCTGTTCAAAGCGTCAACGCCGGACGGGCCAAGCCGCTCAACCGCTGACCGATTCAAAACCGCTTCGCCTGGCTGCGCGGCAATTAGTCGATGATCCATGCTGGGGACAAGGCCACCAGTTGGAAACTCGATCGGCATTCGCTGCGATCCAATCGCAGCCAAGGCGCCAGCCGTTGCCGCACCAGCTGCAGCCGCTGCAGCGATTCCGAGGGGGCTTGGCGGTGGACCGAATTGCGCAAAGGCCTTGATGATGGCGCTGGCACCATCAATCGCAACACCAACCATGGCCAACGCCTTCTGCGTTTTGAACATGCGTTGCGCTTCGCTCTTCCCCGCAGCCTGCACGGCGCCCATGCTGTCAATGCGTTGCTCTGCAAGGTTGTTCGCCGTGTCGGCCAGCGTTGACGCAACAGCCATGGTGTCATTGACCCTGGCTTGTTGGACGGCCTTTTCTGCGTCCGCTTCCTTCTTCTTTAGCGCCTCAAATTCGTTCGTATACGCGTGCTCGAGAGCCAACCGCGAAGCAACCGCTTCTTCCTGAATGGCTAGGCTTTCCGGGTATGCGATGGTCAGCGCGTTGATCTGCTCGAGTTGCTTCTGATACTCGAGGGTCAGCTTGTCCTCTGCCTCAAGCTGACTCTCACGCGCGCGCGTTCCGATGACCGCGACTTGGTCAAAGGCTTTCTGTTCTGCCTCAAGCGTCTTGTTGAGGCTGGCAAAGGCTGCGTTGACTTCCTTGTCGATTGATGCAGCCAGGTCTTCGCTTGATACCTTGGCGTTGTCCTGGCTTGTTTCCAGGCTGTCCATCGTGCCGATCAGTTCCCGCGCGCGCGCGGTCAAATCGTCATAGCCGTCGGTCAGTTCCAGCGTGCTGTCGATGTAGTTGGCGATGCCCTCGGTTGTGAGTTGTCCACGCAAATCATGCATGGCCTCAACTGCCGTGTTGAGTTGGCCTGCAAGTTCATCCTGGCCGACGGCCTCAGCAAGTCGCGCAAACGATTGCCCAAGAATGGTCAGGCCTTCGATGACCCGGTCAACGGGCACCAGGAATCCATTGATGATGCCGTCGCCAATCAGTTGGAACATGTCGACGGCTTCGGCAACGTCGCGGATCGTGTCCAACACGGCCAGATTCAACGCAACAACCGCAACCGCTGCCTCGTCCATGGCCGGCGCAAACTCGCCAGCAATGATGACCGTCGCTTGTTTGGCAATGGCGCCGATCGCATCAAGCGACGCGTTGACGTTTTCGATGTTCTGGACTTGCTCCGAAGGCAGCAACTCAAAGCCTTCGAGGCCCTGCAACTCCTTCAAGTCTTCGATGAAATCATCAGCGGCAAACACAGACGCGACCATCGCCGCAGCCAAGCCCGTGACAGCAGCGGTGAACGTGACTGCTGCCGCCGTACCTGCGCCAATAGGCGTCGCCAGCGCCGCAACGGATTGGCCGAGAGCTTCGACGCGTCCGGCCATCTCTCCAGTTTTGCCGCCAACAGCCTGCGACATCCGGATCAGGCCTTCGCCTGTTTTGTCTGCGCTGGCGCCAATGTCCTTCGAAGACTTCCGGAAAGCCTTGGCAGACGCTGCAGCCGCCTTCTTCGAAGCCTTTTCCGAAGCAAGGAAGGCCTTGCGCAGTTTGCGCACCGCTTCTTTCGCTTGCTTTTCAGTCATGTCGGGGAAGGCCGCAAGCGCCTTCTGCATCCCGTCCATGTTCGCTTCGAACTCGAGGATTACCTTTTCAGCCATTTGCGATCCTTGCCATGTCGGCTTCCAAGTCGGCGATCAGCTGGGCCCTGCGCTTCTTCAATGGGCGACGAATCAAATGCACGTTGGCAGCGCGCTTCGGGGCGTTGTCGCGTACGCGCAACGTGACGTCAAGCAGATCCTCACCTTGGCGCTTGCGCCTGAGTTCCTGCTGTTCCTTCTGCGAAATGCCCGTCAGATGACTGCGGATATAGTAGACATAAGGCGCCGTATTGGCGAACTTGACAATCATCTTGTTGGGTCGAACTTCGACCATGATTTCGCTGAATTGGTCGCGACTGTGCTTCTTGCGTGTCGGCTGACCATCTCTAAAGCGACGAGCAACGGGCCACTTCTCGCGCGCGTTGTCACGCATCAACGTGGCCTCTTCGACCAGGCGCTCAACGACCGGCTTGTACGTTGGCGTCTCCAAGAGACGCGCAACAAACTTCTTGAGCGACGGATCGACCTTGATCTGAAAATCAGCCATCGCTGGTCATCCAGAAGTCGCGTCCGCTCTTCGTGGATCGCGGCTTGTCGGCCTCGTGACGGATTCGCCAGTCAGCCAAGAGGATCAAGCGTTCTGCGTGCTCGAGTTGGTAGAACCAACGCGGAGGCTGCGCATAGTCGCGGCAGATCGCCAACACTACGCGCTCGAGGGCGCCTCCGCGCTTGAGCCATTTCCCGTCTCTACAACCTCGTCCTCCGTCATCAGACCGTCTGACAACGCTGTAAAGGCCATAGCTCCCACGCTGGCGATCTCGTCGAGAGGAACGCCGCGCGTCAGCAGCTCGTCGAGGACGGCGCCAGCCCAACGACCGACGTTCCATTGATGACGCTCGAGCGTGGCCTTGGGTTTGCCTGGTCCCTTCCAGCACACCGCCAAAGCAGCGGCACTCGCACGCAACGAAGAATGAGCGCCCAGGCTGAAGATTTCCCATCTGACGGCCATGCTTCGAGGTGGAACGAGTGTGATCGAATGTTGACCAATCTGATGATGGTCCATGGTGCTCTCCTTGTGTGATGCAGTCTGATCAGGTCATGACCGGATCAGCATAGCTCGTGAAACTGATGGAAATGGAGTTGGGCTCGCCTTCTGACACATCCGCAGTACACGCACAATCGTCCAAAACAATCGTATGGTCCGCAGAGTCCCCCAAATCAGTGCCTTCAATTTCCAGCGTAATTTTGATGAGATAGGCGTCCCCGCTCGACAGAGTCGAAGCGTTGGCACTGTACGCGTTAGTCTTCCGGACGAAGTCCAAAAGGTTGCCGGCGCTGCTGTCGCTGACATCGGCCAGCATCGCGGAAAAGCTGCCCGTCACGAACGCCTTTTCACCCAGGCGCACACTGTGTAGCACACCACGAGACTGGTATACGTTGACGGCTTTTTGCGACTCCTGGACACCACTCAGGCTGAAATCGCCTTGGGAAAAAGGCACAGTCAATGTGACGGGGGTTCCAGTGCCATCTGCAAGGGTCACGGTCCCATCCGTGAAATGCTTGATCACAGTGCTCACAGCCATGAGAAAACTCCTTTAGGCCAAGGCCAGGCGATGGATTGCCCGGAAAGTAAGAGTGCTAAAACAAAATTCAGAAGAAGTCGAGAGTTCGCGGCGCGCGCCCTCATACAGGACATGCAGATCCGTTCGGCTGACGCCTTCGACGGCAACGACTGCAGAGGCTTCGAGGTCCAGAAGCGTATCCATATCGGCGCGCTGCGCGTCTGCGCGGTAGCGACCGGCGATCCGCACTTCAACAGCGGTGTTGACCATCAAGCCTTCGCTGGTCTTCTGCCGCTGGTTTGCTCCGGCATTGACCGACGTCGCGGGAACATCGACGGCGTACGAGCCATGCATCACTTGACGTGGATCGCTGCCAAAGATGTAGCCGGTGTATCGGCTTTTCCGGAACCCAGCTGCAGCGGCCATGCCAGCGTCTATGCGCTGCCGGACTTGCTTGACCGTCAGAACCGCCATTTGTAGCCGCCTCCGCGACCAGCAAGCCAGACCGTTGGATTGGCTGCGGTTCGATGGTGGGGATCGTCGGCCTCGCCGCTGTCATCGCTGTCGATGAGCGCGCGCACTTCGCCCCAACAGCGTTCATATTGAGCGCGGTAGTCCTGAGCGCGCAACTCATAGGCCTCGTTCAACCTGGTGGACAGGTCTTCGAAGATCAGCGCAAGCGTCAAATACAAATGCACGTCGCGCAGCGAATACGGACTGATGATCAAGTTGGGACGTCGACCCGTGTTGATCAGGCGGTTCGTGATCTCGCACCAGGCCTCGTCCAGGTAGTCCTGGTAATTGCTGAGGCTAGTGATGACTGTGCTGCTGGCTGGGTTCAGACTTGATGCGCGTCGAAACAGATCAAGGTCTGTGACGACCGGATACAACTGACGCCGAACCAACGCGGCATCATTGCGGAACAGGTGGACTTCACCGCTAATCGTTGCAGTCCATTCAATCCGCCAGCCTTGCGACAGCTGCAGACCGTTCGTTGTAGCGGCAGAGATCGCGTACGTAGCGAAGCTAGAGGCGATGGTTGCCGTTTGAGCATCGACGATGGCCTGGCCGTTCTGGTCATAGACCGAAACGGTTACCGCAGACGGAGCGACCAACGCACCATCTCGATAGACACGAAGTTCAATCGTCTCGGCCACGTTCCGAACAAGGAAACGCGGTCCAGGGAACCTCGATGTGTAGACCTCGTCTTGCATTGGCTATGCGCCTGCGATGCTCAACACGTAATAGAGAACCGTGATCTGGCAGACGCCCGCTTCCAGGGCGGTCGCGCTGCCGCTGCCCAGGTTCTGGTCACCGGTAAAGGTGGCGATGACGTCGCCAGCCGAAGAGAAAACCCGCTTGGTCGAGGTGGCCGGCACATCGGACGCGCGGCTACCCGCAGTTGCGGTGCCGTTAAAGATGTTCACGTTGTTCGTAAACGCTCCCGTAGAACCGGAAACGCCGACCTTGACCGTGACGCTGGTGATGGTGCCATCCGTGTCATTGAACGGGATGACGGTATCAACGAAGCAATCCTGAACGATGGCGCCCGCAGGCAAGTTGAACAGGGTCTGAGTTGAGGTTGTCGCGGCCTCAATGAGAGCGGTGTAACTAACGACGGCGTTAGCTCGCAGCAGGTTGCGACCGACGGCAGACTTAGCCATTCTGATTCTCCTTCGCCGACTTGCGACGATCTACATAGAGTGCGGTTTCACGGGCCTGCTTTCGAGCCTTCTCAGGGGGCATCCCCTGGCGGCGCAAGCGACCTTCAAAGCGTTCCATTTGTCGCCGCACTTCAGAGCGTTCGCGGTCGCTCATTTCGAGGCCTTGCGACGACGGGGATTGAGAGCAGCCTTGGCGGCTTCCTCAAAGGTGGCCAGTTCGGTTTGGATCTGCTTCAGCCTGGATGCGGCGTACGGGTTGACGTCCGCGCGTCCGGCGAACTGATCACGCGACCGGTGCATCTGTTCGCGGAGGTTTTCGATTCCAGCTGCGTCGATGGACGGCAACACGCCGCGCTCGAGCAGCTTGGCCCGCCAAGCGGCATAGCTTTCATGATGGATCTGGCGAGTCCAGCGACCATGACTGCCCGTGTAGGTAATCCACGCGTGTTCGTGGTGCGTCCCACGGTCACCAGGCCAGGCGCGCACATAGCCCGGACCCTTGTCCGGCGTGTCGTCTGGCGTAGCCGCCGACGAGGGGACAACGACCCAGCCCTTTTGCATCTGGCGACTAAGCGCATACGTCGCGTCGCCATTCTTGCGCACGTTGTTGACTCCCGGTGCGTGCGGGAACAGTTCCAAGATCGGAAGGAACTTGCCGTCGAGCAGTTCATATCCACGGTTCGGATGCCACACAAAGGTGAACATCGGGCGCGTGATGCCCTGTACCTTGATGCGATGCGCAGGTCCGGTGACGGACTGTTGAACGGGGATTGTTGGTTGCAGCGTGACAGCCATTTTGGTGCTCTCCTGTAGGAAGGTGAGGGGACGAACTATGGGCCGGAGAGCACCGGAAACCGCACAGTTCGCCCCCTCGATGGGGGACGATTATTGCGTATTATGCATCCGTCTCAATCAGGACACCCATACTGTCCTGCAATTCGGCGACACCAAAATACGCATTACCGATCAAATCGGTAGTATCGCCGAAGGAACGATCGATGTCGATGACGACGGGTCCATTGGCCTGCACGGCGGATCCAAGCATAGCCGGAGCGGTCATGCTTCCCTCACAGTAGCCAATTGCACCACGCACAAACATACCGCCCTGTCGACCGGTACTGGTGGCGACCTTATCCGACTTAAAAATATCGACGCCAGCGAATTCTCCAACATATCCCTGACCCTTGGCCTCGAGCATGGCCTGGGTCGCCGGGATGTACTGAAGCGCACCACCTTCCTGGCGGATGCTGTTCTGCAGGTCGCTGACCTGGACAGGCGCCAGAACGGCAACCGGCTTGCCGGTAACGTTGCTCTGCTCCAGCTGGAACACAGCGGCGAAGAAATCATCGACGGAAAGATCCACTGTGGCGGATCCGACAGAATTACTGAAAGAGCCGAACAAAGCACAGATTTGGCTCGTGACGGTCATTTCGAACGCACCAGCGAAGTCCTGCACCAGGATGTCCAGGGAAGGCCCGCCACCGCTGTTCGTCATCTGCGCAAGGTCGCTGATCGCGCGCTGCAGCGCAAAGCGAGCCACAGTGATTTCAGGCGCCAGGTAGGTCAGCGCAGTAGCCGAGGAAGGCGCAGTGGCCTCGTTGGTGCTGGCCATCAGGTCGTACCCGTCAACGCCAAGCAGCGGAACACGGATGGTTTCGGAACCGGAACCGGCAATGTTGCCGTAGTTCACGATAGACGGATGGTTGCGCAGGCTCGCGCGGTCAGCCAGAAGCAAGCTGACTTCGTTGTGCAGGATAGCCGCCAGACGCAGATTGCCGTCCATCAGGCTGAACTTGTAAGGGGACGCGATGGTCGCCATGTGTACAGACTCCAGAAGAAAGTTGGTGGATCTTCAGCAAGCCTGTTCGCGTTTAACGGGGAGCGACCCGACGGCTCTTCGCGCAGAGCTTACCCGGCGCGCATTTGTGCGTCAATCTTTTCGATTGATACCAATTGACCGCAAGATCGCGTCACGATGCTGGCGATGCAGATCAAGCGACCCGGCATCCGTACGAACCTGCAATGCGCCATTGGCTTCAGGCTGGCGCAGCGCACCAGCATTGCTGTTCGGCATAGCCGGAGCAGGCGCCGACGGCGCACGGAGGTGAGGCCTCAGCGCCAGTGGCGCAGCTTCGGGATCATTGCGCCAAGACGCGACGGCGTCGCCGAAGGTGGGTCGGCCATCGTCCGGCAATCGGTCGTAGCACCAACGCACGAGTTCGCGCAAATCGGCGTCACCAATGCCGTGATGGGCCAACACTTCGACAGTCTGACGTTCCGTGCGTTCGGCCTGCAAGGCCTGCGACAGCTGCTCAACCTTGTCGAAGATTGGCACGACCTGCTCGAGTTGGGCGCGTAGTTCGGCGATCTGCGCCTCTGCTTCGCGCCTGGCGTCGTTCACCGCGCTGAACCGGTCATAGCTGACAGAGGTTTCCGTCGCTTTGGGAGTCGGCTCCACAGAAGCTGCAGGCTGGGTCGTAGTTTCGTCGGACATGGGTGCTCTCCTAGTATTGTGGCAAGGCTGCTGCGGTTCGGGTGACCCAACGCTGAACAGCTGGGCCCCCTCGCCGATGGTGCTCTGATTCGGGTCGACGCCGGAACCATGCGTCAAGCGTACGCAGGCGGTTGCGGCTGATCTCGTCGCCCAGGACTTCACGCAACGACGGCGGAACCATCACGCGTCCACCGCCTTCGCGTCGTTCAATGGCTGCGCCCTGGCGTTCGGCTTTGCGTCGTGCCATCTGCTTCGATCGCGGCGACCCGCGCAGATAGTAATAGCGCTTGGCGGATCCCCACTGATAGTAGGGCCCGACTGCGTCAACACCAGAGCGCACCGGCATCAATAGCCGCCGTTTTCGGCGACGTCTTCTGCAAGCTCCTGATTGAGCAACCGCAAGCCATGATCAAGGCTGGCGCCCATCAGACGCAATCGCGCGGCGTGCTCGTCGTCGATGCGGTCGACCAGGTCGAACAACTCTTCGCGCGCTGCGCGGATTTCATCGAGGCCGTCTGCGCGTCCCTCGATGCTGTCAAGGGCTCGAGATGCCTGCGTCCGACTGATTCCAGGGTTGAGCCGCGTATAGGCCGCGACACGCGACAACAGGCCCTTGTCAAGCAGTTCGAACACGTCTTCGCGACGCGACTTGACCTCTTCGGGACTCAGTGGGATCTGATGGTATACGACACGGTATCCCCGCTCTGGCAGATCAAGACCCATGCTGCGGTTGAGCAAGGCAGCAGTTTTGCCCATCAATTCTTGGTCAACCACACGGAATGATTCCCGGTAGGCCCGTTGGGCGCGCCTTTTGCCTTCATTATTCAAACTGATGGCAACACCGCTGCGTGCGGTGCTGCCAAGTCGTTGAATGTCGGATGCAGGTACGCCGGATTCCTGCGCAAGTCGGGCCACGATGTTCGACAGGGTTTCCTCGAGGGCGCCCACATCGGCGCCAGGATCCCACTGACCAACCATGGGCTGGCCAGCATCCTCGAGTTCGCGCGCCTGGCGTAGGATCAGCAGCGTGGCCGGATCGGTCACGATCTCCCTTCTGGTCCCGACATCACCCGTGACGTCGAGCGCAGCCGGCTCGAGGTTGGCAACCCACCTCTGAGGCCAGGAGGCCTGGCGATATGTGTGCATAAGCATCTGATGCAACACGCCACAGTCCAAACTCCCTTCAGCCAGTTCGGACAACCGGAACGGATCGAACATCCGGTCACCGGTTCTTTCTGCATGATAGAGGCAGTACGGCAGGAAGGGCGTTCCGTCCGCATAGCGGTATGGGTAATCGTCGCCTTCGAAGGCCCGCCCAAGATAGTGCTCGGTCAGATCCTCGCCAAGCGTGCCATCACCTTCAGCGCGCTTAATGCGGTAATACGGTTCACCAACGATGCTGATACAGTCGACGGTCCAGATTTCTTCGTGGCTGTCCGGATCCAAGCGCAAGCGCCATTCGTGAATGATGGCAGGCTTTGACGGGTTGGACGGCAGAGCCTGCGCTTGGACGAGATCCACGTACACCGGTCGATAGTTTAGGATCGGTGCCACATCGACCCGCACAAAGCATTCACGCTGACCAAGCGTGTATTGCTGAACGCGACTCATCATCGGCCAAAGCCCGGCCTCAGACGCTACGACCGCAACAGCGGCTTCCGGTGCGTCATCATGCAAGACCTCTGGTTCATGCGAATACAAGACCGACAGTTCACGGATGATGCTTGCAAACGGATTCAAGGCCAGAGAGATCGGGCCCCATGCAGACGCACGAACGGAACCCAATTGATCCGCCAAACGAACGCGCAGATCCTCGCGCCAAGTTCCATCCAGCTGGCGACGACGGCGCGCGCTCTCTTCCCATCGCTTGGCCTCGTACGGATCCTTGGGAGTCGGCGGCGTAGGGTTCGACGGATTGCGAGGAAACATGGCCAAACCTTAGTAGAGATGCAAACGCTGTGTCTGATACGCACCGCGACCGGTGCGAAAAATGAACCTCTGCAAACTATAGCGCAGAGCGTCAATAGGGTCTTTGAAGTCTGAATCCGTGTAATCCCAACGGTCTAGACTTTCCAGCAGTCTCGAGCAGCGAGGATGAACGAAGAAATGTCCAGGCCTCAGCATGGCCTGGTGCAGGTAACGGCAACCCGCGTCGACACTACCGCGACCGCGACCGGTTCCACGTTTGACCGTTCGAATGGTCGGCGACAAGCTGCGATGAGGTACGCCGACCAGGCGCGCGATTTCACGAACAAGCTCAATGTTGCTTTTCCGATCGACAACGCCTCTCATATACAGACGGTCGCCCCACGCATGGTCCAATTGACGCCATTGCAGGCCATTGCGACTGAGCATCGCCATGATGCCTCTAGCGTCATCACTCACAGTTCCATTTTCAGCGCCGACGTATTCGTCGACAACCCAAATGCGGTCATGGTGTTCGTCGGAGTCATCGACCAGCACCAACAGGCCAATTTCCTTGCCAACCTTGCTTCCGTGATCGACGCCAAGACAGACCTTCCAGGTTCCGCCAATGGGCGCCTCTGCGGATAGCATTTTCGTCTCATCCCATTGCGTGAAGACGCGACCGGTAACGCGCTGTTCCCATTCGCCGTCCACAACGACCGGTACAGCGTAAGGAAGTGTATTGGCTCGCAGGTTGTCGATCCAAGCCTGATCCATGGGCTGGCCAGATGGCAGACGCAACGGCTCTGTTTCGCCAATCGGGATCAGTTCCTCTGGCGTCAACCGTCGGTGGATGTCCTCGATCTGGCCGTCTTCGACCAGCTCGCGCAACCAGTCCGTTGGCGCGTTCACTGGTGTGAGGCACAGCAACAAGGCACCGCCACCACGTCCACGAATCAACCGCTTCCTGACCTCTTCGAAAATCCTCGCGCTGGCTGGTGGCTCGTCAAACAGCGCAACGTCAATGGTAGCGCCAGCCAAGTCCAAACCAGATTGCTGCGTGGTTTTGAATCGAACAATGCTGCCGTTGCGGTAGCGCGCGGTTGGGCGATTGGCGTGGAACCCGTTGACCTGGTCAAACCGCGTCTCCGCGATCAAATGGCTTTTCGCAATCGCATGATACTTGGCCTGAATGGCGAGGGACTGCGACCAACTGGCACACAGGATCCACGCTTCAATCGGCGGGTCTGCGACCGTCTGGAACGGATGAGCGCCCAGGCATCGAAAGTGGACCTCTGACAGGCCTGCAGTCGTTTTGCCCAGGCTTTGGTTGCCGGCGCGGAACAACTTGACGCGGCTTGGATGCGACAGAAACGCGTGTTGACCTGGAAGCCATGACATCCACGCAGCCGGATCCGACTCCACTTGAGCGGCTAGCGTCTCGAGTTCGTCGAGCGTACGCGACGCGTCAGCAAGATTCATCCGATCGAACGTCGCAGCGTTGGCGGCAAACGAGCAATCAGCGCGGTCATGCGCTCTTGCAGTTCTTCCGGAGTCGCCGAGACTTCTGCAGGCCTCTCGGCGCTGCGCAGATCATGCAGGTCCACGGCAACTGACCTGATCTCCCGGTAGGCCGCAACGCGGGCATTGTCGCGCATGTCTCCGGCCTCGATCTCTGCGGCCAGGCGCTGCAACAACCAACTGTAGACCTCGAGTAGGCTGGCCTCGTTGAAGTCGATGGATGGCGACGCAACGCGGATAGCAGGCGGCGCCAGCTGCACAACCGGCGCAGCGGTCTTCGGAGGTGTTGGACGCTGCATCGATTTGCGGTCGCTGTACAACGTCCGCTGTGAGCAGCCAAGACGCTTCGCCAGAGCTTTGACGTTGTCGAGCGTCCATTGATTGTTCGCGATTAGCTCCGCAACGAGGGCGCGGCGTTCGGCTGGTGACGCTTGCGTCTGGGCCATGGTGCTCCTTTTGCAAAGTATTGCAACCCGCCAACCGCAAAGTTGCAACCGTTCTGATTTTGTCTCGCGCGAAAAATCGGAAGCCGCAC